AAAATCTACCGCTTCAGCCGTTCCTGAACTCTGAACTGTTTTGTACGAAATCTGAGCATAATTGGTCAGACGAGTCGGCTCTGAAACTGCCAGCGCCGCCATAGCGTCATTTCCTTCTATCTGCTGGTTAGCAGCGGCTGCGGCTAATGAATCCGTTTGCCACTCAAACAACGTATTGTCAATCGACCCTTTGCCTGCGCCAGAAAGAAATGGCGTTTCCATAGGGCTTATATTATAAATTATATTACTTAGGTCTTCCCTAATGCCGATGGCACTATAGGTTGTCCTAGTATTTGTTGCGATAGCCATAATTGGCCTCCTTTATTATTATAGTTCTACGAAATCTTCAAACAGACTTGCGGCATCTTCGGCCTTTCCTGTCTGCTGTAGACGTTTCATTTGTTTTTTACGTTTAACGCTATCACTACTTGCCTTTTCTGTTTTAGCTTTTCCACGAACTACTTTAGGTTTATTCTTTACCTTCTTAGACCTGACAGTAGTTTGTTTCTTCTGCATATCTTCATATGCTTTAGCCTGCATTAAAGTAAGTATATATCTATGATCGACAAGTTGATTTAACTCATTCTGGGTAAATCCCTTGCTCAAAGCAAATTCGACAACGGCCTTTTGTATAGCCTGCCGTTTATCATCTTCTGCCCATTGCGGGATAATCTTAGCCATCTTTTGGTGTTCTTCGACAGCGTTACGTTGCTGTTGTTCCTGAAATGATTGCATGGCCTCTGCTTGGGCATGTTCATGAGCATTTTTTAGAGCTTGAACCTGATCTTGAGCCTGACGATACTCATGGCTTTTGATTAGATATTCTTCTCTATCCTCATTTTTCAGTCTTTCCCAGTCAACGTTTTTGTATTGTTCAAGATAGGAATGGTTACTTTCAATTGCTTGTGCGACTGCGCTAACGTACTGCTCTCTGGCTTGCTGAGTCTGGGCAATTTCACCTTTGTACTGCTCTACTGTCTGGTCAATTTGCTTTCGATATTCTGCAAGTTGTTGAGTTTTCCTTGTGTAATCCGCTTGTCGGGAGTAGCCTTTGACGAGTTCTTCTTCTGAAACTTCATATTCCTCTCCGTCTACCGTTACAGTATAGAGAGTAGTTTCTTCCGAGTCATCTTCAGCTTCTTCCTCAAGGGATTCTTCAGACTCGTCATCCTCAATAGTTTCGTCTTCGGTTTCTTCAAGTTCTTCTTCAACCAATTCCTCAACTTCATCAGATGTTTCCTCTAAAGCGTCTTCAGTTACTTCTTCAGACGGCGATACCTTCTTCTCCTCTTCTGGTTTTTCAATTGAATCCCAGAGGTTAAGAAAAGCATCTTGGGCTTCGGATATACTACCAGATTCTTTGGGTAGCTCACCGGGTAAATGTGGGGCTGCTTGCGTATCCACCATAATAATCTCCTAAACGTGGTATTCCTTGAGTTTCTTCGCCATATCTCCCGTTTCTACAATGGAGGTTATATGAATACGAATCCGATCAAGGAGTCTTAATGATAGCCAGATTTGTTCTCTGGCATCTACTTCGCTGACTCCTGAAGAATTCCAAGAGTTCAGTAAATTTTTCTCTAGCGTTTCAAACGCTTCGTTAAACAACTTATCACTGAGGAGGCGTTTAGCGTGTTCCTCTCTTATTTCACTGCTCATTATAAATATCCGTAGCGTTTGGGGTAAGATGGGTACATCAATCCTAAAGGTATACCTTCTCCGTGAAACTTAGTCAGCGGCGACCTTTCTGGAATATAAACATCTACTCCTCTACCTCTGGCAAGTCCTATAAGATACTCCATATTCGGTCTTTGGTAAGCNAACTCAGATATGTATGATGGATCGCCAGGAACAGGCTCTAAATCAGCCATATCTACTCCCCATATACCTATCTTATCTGCTCCTTCTAGGAGAGCCATACCCATTAAGTAAGATATAGATGAATTAAAGTAATCAAACCCAAGGTTATCTACAACTTTTTCAACTGGATACCTAATTGCGTTAGGTATATCTTCATAGGCTTCCTGCATATATAGGATAGAAAGTGATTTAAGTCTTTCTTCGTAACCATCTCTCCGCTGTGCTTCNGGTTTTCTCAGGAGATCAAGAGGATGTATCTCAAAATATCTGTCAAAGAAAGGCCATCTTCCTTCGTCCCAAGGTAATCCCCAAATCTCACCGTTGAAATTGTCTAGCTCAGATTTGTCATATTGCGCCATACCGCAGATGGCAATGTTCATCCTATAGCTATTGGTCGCTTCTGNTCGGCTTCTAGTTGTAATTCAGCGCTTTTCAGTTGTGCCTCAACCGCTGCTTCAGCCGCATCCTGTTGGAGTCTTTGCTGTTTCAACTGTAAGTCAGCCGCTTTAATTTGTAACTCTTGCTGCTTGATCTGCATCTCCATCTGCTTTTCTTGTTCTGCTGGATCAGGTTGTGGAGGAGTCATCTCTGGGTTGGTCAGGAAGTCATCGACATTCTGGAATCCCATATTCTTTACAAGAGCCGCACCCATGTTATACATATTCTTTTCATTAACTATGCTAAGACCGCCGCGCATTGCGTCACCGGCAAACTGTAGCATAGTGGTAAGATGCATTAACTGTTGATCTCTATTACCGTTACCAATGCCTACGGCAACAGTGCAGTCCATTTTGTCACGCCACATATCAGGACGGACAGGAACCCACTTGTTGCGTAGTTTAACCACACGCTCTTTATCTTGGTTCTTTAAGACAAGTTCGTATATACAGCGCATTAAATCTCTAACGCCAGTCTCAGCAAAGCAACGCGCTATTAACTCGACTCTTGATTGAGCCGCTGTCATTGTAGCGTTTACTGCTGTAGCGGTGGTGTGAGAGGTTAATGCATTATCATTCAAGCCTTGGCTATATTTATTTACTCCGCTACGNGACTCTCTTTGNTCGTCAAGGTAGCCTAACATCTGGAATGAAGATGCCTCTAGCTGTGGAGTTGCCAGTGGCATNATAGCGTTGGGAGATTTAACTCTTACTACACCGCCTGGGCGCTGTGATAGAAGGTCATCCAGATTCGCTTGACCCTCAAGGACTGCGTACCTACCAAAGTTCTGGTTGTACATATTNTCCATGAGGTTCCGCATCAGAGTGCTTTTAATTAATTGCAGGTCCATGATAAGGTCTGCAATAGAGAGTCCAAAGAATTTATGAGGAATCTTTACTGGAGTAATACTTACAAAAGGAATACGATCAATAGGTTCGTTGGCTAAAACTTTATTACCTACAGAGCATACCTTTCTTAACTCAGCGATACCATCTCCATCGTAGTCTGTTCTCAAGAAAGACTCATGCAGCCAATATGTTCTTAGAGCGTCCTCTTCTTCCGGGCCTCCCCATCCGTTAAAATAATCAGCAGATTTATCAAACTGATAACGGCTAAGACGCTCCGCAGAAAAAGCGTCCATATCATCCCCACCTCCCAGGTCTTCTGGTTCCAGGGTTTCATCAGGATACATAAGGCGTAACTCTGATAGAGTTTTCATTACACGGTGGCAGGTAAATCTAGCGTCTTGAATATCTTTAGCCTCGCGGCTTATAAGGAATTCATCAGGAGTAACGTTTTCAATCTTGACTCTACCAGTATAGGTTTTNCGCTTTATTACGATATCGTGTTTCGCGCCGTAATCATCCATATACGGAGTATGCTCAATAACATCTACATCAGGCTGCATAACAAGAAGATCAAACTCCTGCTCATCTAAGTTGTTATACTCTTCTCTATTCCAGTCTTCGTACTCATCCCACCATACTTTTACNATNCCNTTCTTTTGTAGGAGTGCATCAGTAAACCATGAATAAAGAATCTCCCATCCATTGTTATCTTTGGTAAATATATGGTTGACGTAATCTGTGGCCTGATTCGCAGTCTCTACATCTTCTGGTCCATGCGGNTCAAATGTAACCATCTCATCGCCAGATGCGAACACCCGCATGAGTGATGGCTTTATCCACTCGACAGTATCCATGACAGATGAATCAACGTATTGACTCCTGCCTTCAACTTCGTTACCAAACGGAAGTCCATAGTAATAATCCATAGCAGATTCCCGCTGCTTGGATATTGTATCATTATATCCTAAAGCATCAGAGATTTCTCCCTGAACTCTGGATAATAGTTCTTCGTCTGTTATACTAGATGATGCCATAATGTTTATATTCTATTTCGTTAGTCCATGTTGGATCGCTACCGGATACAGCAAACCTTCTTGATAATACCGCATACCTTGTTGCGCTCATTAAATCGTCTTTAAATGCTACAACTTTACCGCCTTTCCGGTGATACATTCTAAACTCCTCAAACCAATCGGCCAGAGTATTGAATACATGGAACCTTCCCTGCTCCATGTACTGTATCATATCCATTAAACCTTCCTCTATGGAGTTACCACCTTTATTTTGACCTAATGCTGGTGGATTAGAGAAATGTTCTAAGAGCATATTGCACCCTAGATTCCTATACTGGTCTGCTAAACCCGGATTTCCCATACTATCCCTGCGATTTCCGTCATGTGGNTAGGCTATCGGCACAGAATCAGGTCTTGTTCTGATTGACGCTGCATGAACAGAAGGAGATGCTTTTGATTGCCGATAACAGTCATACACATAGATTTCATCNTTATCTTTATCCCANGCCGTCCACACTACAGCAGTAGGATGATCCCACCCAAAGTCAATACCGGCTATACGGCACCAATGATCCTTAATATGGACAGGATCAATCATCACTTTGTCTTCTTGTATTGGGAAAACAAGGCCAGAACCGATACTAGGCCTGCCATATCGCCTCATTTCTCTCTCATGTGGGGAATAACTAGAGAGAATCTGAGTCATTACATCTTCATTTAGGTGGCCTTTAGAGCCACTCATTGATGATATCTTCTCAGATGCGTCATCCCAAGTAGCATTTGTGAGAGATTGCCCATGCTGGAGGTTGTTCATAAAGCTGGCAACAGTCTCGGTCATGCCCGATTCTGGGGTGAAGGTCATGTAAACCATGCCTTGTCTATCNAGAGTACGGGTAACAGCCTGTGAATACAGTTCTCTGCTTGGCTCTTCATCAAGCCATATACAGTCTACACTACGTCCCTGCCACTTTTCCACACCCATTTCATAGGCTTTAAAGAATAAAGAAGAGTTCCCGCCCGAAACGTGTTGTATAAGCGCAACACTTTTAGCGTTCGGTACACCCGGTTTCCGTTCCGTTTTTATTATTTTACTTTTAGGTATGGCACCGGAACCAAATGCTTCAGGATCATCTGGGGAACCCAATAACTCATACTGCACGATATCTCTAGTAGTCTCATTCGATACACCACCGGCCCATGCGGTAATAGGTTGTCTGTACCTTCTNCCCTCCCACCATTCAGGATACAAGCCTGTTAGGTGGTAACTCATCTCTGCCGCGCCTGAGTAGGACTTGCCTATTCTGTTAGCGGCCATCAGGAGCCTCTGGTTGGCCTCTGAGCCGGTTTTATGAAACTTCTGCTGGTAAGGGTAAGGGTCGTACTGATCTATCCTGTTGAACCTCTCACGCTGTCTTAGAGTGCGTACTAGCTCTAAGGCTCTAGTGTTTGTATCCAAGAGCGGCTAACTCCTTTTTAATATCCTCGTTGCTCATTTGATCCATNGTAGTGGTTTCAATCTTATCTATAGGTTTAAGGCCAGCGCGATCAAGTATATCTTTAATCGCCCCAAGTCTAACCGACTCAGACTCAGCACTCTCGGCAAGGTCTGTAAGCCATTTAATACTTGAAGGTATTTTATCAGCAAGAATCTTCTGGGTTTCCTTCTGTATCTCGCTTTGCAGTTGAGACTTTAGCTGAGAGCCTTTTACTTTAGCAGTCTTTTCAGAATAGCCAGCAACCACCGCAGCCTTAGTTGCGTTGCCTGTTAGAACGTATGTCTCTATAAACTTGTCTTG